ATGGCGGCCTTGGGGCAGGCCATCACCCGCAAAACCCTGCAAGAGGTGACGGGCCTGACCTATCACATCGTGGACGACCACGTTTCACGCTTCGTGGACGAGGATGGAACGCTGCGCCGGGTCGTGGATGGGGTGTTTGAGCTGGTGAAGGGCTACGACGCGCCGCGGCCGGTGAGTGTCACGGACCTGGACGACGGGCAAACCATCATTGAGGTGGGCGACCAGGAGATGCGCCTGTGGCCGCGTGAGGTGCGCAAGGTGGCGATGCGGTTGGCCGGCGAGGCCCAGCAACTGGCCACCATGCAGCTGCAGCACGATGTGGCGCTGGCCACCCAGGGGCTGCAGCTGGAGTTTCGTGGCGTGCAGCGCGAGATGGCCGCACGAATCAAAGAACAGGACGAGACGATCAAGCGACTGCAGCAGCAACTGGCGGAGAAACCTATTCAGGCAGCCTTGATTTGAAGGCGACGAGAGCGACTACACAAAATTATCACCATTGCCGCTATACTGGAGGTGGAGCGTCGAAACTCCATTACAGAGCGGTTAACCGCACCCGATAGCACATGCGGTTTTTTTACGCCCGCGCCAGATTGATTTATGGCCGGGAGGGCGGCAGCTATACAAGACCCTTCGGGGGAAATCTGCCCGCTCGGCTCTGTACGAGTTTCGAACCTCCCGGCCACCTCTCGCCGGATTGCGCGTCGAAACGCACTCGGCGAGATTTCTAAGTCTCACAGAGGAGCGTTCTCATGTCTCAATCCGTTCTGGCATTCAATGCCACTCCCGCCGCATCCACATTTAACTTCGGCGCCCACGCAGTGCGCATCATCGTCCGCGATGGCGAGCCTTGGTTTGTTGCCTTCGATGTGTGCCAGGCTCTGGGTTACGCCAACAGCCGCAAGGCTGTAGCCGACCATCTGGACGACGATGAACGCTCGACCGTAACTAACAGTGACAGTCGAAATGGCGGCGGCAAACTGACCATCATCAACGAATCCGGCCTCTACGCCCTGGTGCTGCGGTCGCGCAAGCCAGAGGCACGCAAGTTCGCCAAATGGGTAACAGGCGAAGTTCTCCCCAGCATCCGCAAGACGGGCAGCTATGCCAAACCAGCGGCGGATGCAGAACGCATCACTTTAGCCAACCGTCTTGCCTCCCACGCGGCCAGCGCTGTACATCAGACGGTATTTGAGGCCATCCTTGCAGCCAATGACAAATGGTGGAAGCACGACCGCTACATGTTGTCCTTCAACTACGGTGCAGACAGCAGCATGTCAGTGCCGCATGCCAAGGCCATCCAGCAGGATCAGGTCGTGGTTTCTCTGAACGAGCTCGCCAAGCGAATCTCCGATCCTGACTCGCTGGGCTCCATTGCTACAGATCAGCAGCTCGCCAGCATCATTGAAGCATGTGCAGCAAGACTCTCACTGAGAGCCCAGATGCGCAGCGACATTCAGATTGTCAAATCCATCACGGCTTGATACACATGCTTGCCGCTGGCAGGGGCGTGGCGGGCGTGCTGGACAGGATGATTGTGGAAGAGGCTTAATTTCTTCCCCCCGCTAGGGTTCGCTTTGCTGGTGCACACCCGGAACACTCCGGGGCATGGCAAAGCAAAGTCCACCAGCACCCATTCCAGAGAGCCCGCCGGCAGGGGGCGCAGCCCCAGGCCCCGTGGCGGTGGACTGGGAGCGCATCGAGCTGGATTACCGGGCTGGAGCAATGTCGCTGCGTGAGATAGCCGCGAATCACCCAGGCACAAATCACGTCGCAATCACGCGAAGGGCAAAGTCAGGAGGATGGACGCGCGACCTGTCAGAGCGCATCAAAGCCAAGGCTGAAGACCTTGTAACGCGGGCCGCTGTAACAGCCGATGTAACAGCAAGACGCGCCGTTACAGAGAAGCAAGTGGTGGAGGCAAACGCGCAGGATCAAGCCAGCGTGCGCCTATCCCACCGCAAGGACATACAGCGCAAGCGTGCCATTGTGGCCAGCCTCATGGATGAGTTGGAGGCGCAGGTAGGCCCAGGCAATGCCGCGGCGCTGGCCGACTTGGGCGCCATGCTGCGCAACCCCGATGAAAACGGCCAAGACAAGCTCAACGACCTGTACCGCCGCGTTATCAGCCTGCCCGAGCGCGCACGCACCGCGAAGACGCTGGCGGAGACACTGAGGATCACTGTGGACATGGAGCGCCAGGCCTTTGGCATGGATGCCAAGGGTGCGGACGGCGCCACCCCAGGCGCTGCAGGCTACGTGCCGCCGGCGATCCGTGTGGTGCATGTGACTGCACCCGCACGCCAGGAGGATGACGATGCAGGCGATTGACGAGCAAGATGCGCCCGTGCTGCAGGTGCCGCAGAAGCTGGAGCCTATCTGGCAACCCAAGCGCTACAAGGTCATGCACGGTGGCCGTGGTGGTGGCAAGTCGTGGTCGGTAGCCGGGGTGCTGCTGGCGATGGCATCAGCAAAGCCGCTGCGCGTGTTGTGTGCGCGCGAGATTCAAAAGTCCATCAAACAGTCCGTGCACCAGTTGCTGACCGACCAAATCGCACGGCTTGGGCTGGGCGCGTTCTTCGAGGTGCTGGAGACAGAGATACGCGGCATCAACGGCAGCCTGTTCCTGTTTGCTGGCCTGCAGTCCCATACCGTGGACTCGATCAAATCGTTCGAGGGCTGCGACATTGTGTGGGTCGAAGAAGCCCACGGCGTGAGCAAAAAGAGCTGGGATGTGCTGATCCCCACCATCCGCAAGGAAGGCTCGGAAATCTGGCTGACGCTCAACCCGGACATGGAATCCGACGAGACTTACCAGCGCTTTATCGCTTCGCCCAGTCCTGATACCTGGGTGGCGGAAATCAACTGGCGCGACAACCCCTGGTTTCCGCCAGTGCTGGACGAAGAGCGCAAGAAAGCCAAGCGCGGCATGAGCAAGGATGACTTTGAGCACATCTGGGAAGGCAAGGCTAGAAAGGTGGCCGCTGGTGCCATCTATCGCTACGAGGTGGAGGCGCTCTATGCCGATGGTCGTGCATGCAATGTGCCCTATGACCCGCGCTTGCCGGTTCATACAGTCTGGGACTTGGGCTGGAATGATGCGATGGCCATTGTCATGGTGCAGGTGGGCAGTGCACAGGATGTGCGGATCATCGACTACATCGAGGACAGTCACCGCACGCTTGATCACTATGTCGGCCTGCTGGAGAAACGCCCTTATCGCTGGGGTTGGGACTATCTGCCGCATGACGGCAAGAACGGCAACTTTCAAACCGGCATGAGCACCGAGCAGCGGCTAAAGCAACTGGGCCGCAGGCAAGTTAAATGCAATCCAGCCATTGGCGTGGAAGACGGCATCAAGCTGGCGCGCATGGCTTTCCCTCGCACGTACTTTGACGCCAAGAAAGCCGCAAGGCTGCTGGAGTGCCTGAAGCGCTATCAGCGGGCTTTGAACAAGTCGGGCGAGGGCAATGCACCCTTGCACGATGAGTACAGCCACGGTGCTGACGCTTTCCGCTATGTCGGCATGTCTGTGGAGCACATGTACCGAGCGCAGCAAGCACAGCCCGCCGTGCAGACAACGGGCAACTGGATACCTTTAGACCGAGAGATAGGGTACTGATATGCAAGAAATCGCCAACAAAGCAGGGGGCATGCAGTCCTACGAGAGCGAAACCCCGGTGATTGATGACCGCTACGTGCTGCTGCAGAACCTGCTGGCCAAGCGCCGCGAGGCCATTGCTGGGCGTGCTGGCTCGGGCATCGAGGAGGAGTGGACCGAGGACGAGGAGCACTACCAGGGCATCGATGATGCCAACCGGGCATTTCAGTCGGCCAACATGCTGTACCGCAGCCGCAGCAAGGCGCTGCTGTCGGGCCAGCAACTGGGGCAGCAGCCCACGCGCTCCGTGGTATTCCTGAACATCACACGTCCGTATGTGGATGCGGCCAGCGCCCGGGTGGCCGACATGCTGCTGCCCACGGACGACCGCGCCTGGGAGATCAAGTCCACGCCGCTGCCGACACTCAGCCAGCTGCAGCTGGCCAAGCTGGCCCAGGCTATGCAGCTGGATGACCAGGCGCAGGCCCAGCAGGCGCTGGAGCAGCAGGCCCAGCAAGCCGCCGAGGCCGCCAAGAAGATGCAAAGGGCCATCGAAGATCCTTTGGTGGAGAGCAACTGGCACGGAGAGGTGCGCGAGGTGATCGAGGACTCTGCGCGCTGCGGCTCGGGCGTGCTCAAAGGGCCTTTCCCTGTGATGCGCGTGGCACGCATGACGCACGAAGACCCGGTGACAAAGATCAAGTCGCAGATCAAGCTGGACGAAATCAAGCCCGGGTCCAAGCGCATCGACTTCTGGAATTTCTTTCCAGACCCGGCGTGCGGCGAGAACATCCACAACGGCAGCTACACCTGGGAGCGT